GCGCGATGAAGGACGAATATCGCCTCATCTTCCAGATCAACAAGCGCCTAATGCAAGGCATGGCGCCCAAATACATCGCTCTGCTCGACAAGCCGGCGCAGGTCGCAGCCACCGACTACATGGGCGAGTTTGATATCATGCCGGTGGCGGATCCGAACACCGTCACCGATATGCAGCGCATGGCTAAGGCGCAGTTCGTCATGGAGCAAGCTGCGACCGGAAACCCGCACATCAATGTGTTCGAGGCGACCAAGCGCGCATTCGAGGCCGCACGGATCGAACGGCCGGAAGAAGTGCTGATCCCGCCCCCTCCGCCGCCACAGCCGGGAGACCCGCCGCCGGAGCCGAGCCCAGAAGAGCGCATGGTGCAGGCAAAGATTGCCGAGCAGGAGACCAAAACGCAGGCCGCGGCACAGGCCATGGAACTCAAGGCCGCCGACCAGCAAATGGGCCTCCAGGCCAAAATGGCGGACCTCGAGATGCAGCTTGCCGCGAAACAGCGCGAGCAAGAGATGCGCATGGTCGAAGCCGAGGCCAAGCACATGGAGCAGCTTCGCGCGCTCCAGCTTAAGTCTGACGAGATGGACCAGCGTTATCGCTCGCTTCAGCTTAAGGAAGAAGAAATTCGCCTGAAGCACGAAGCCGCCAAAGCCAAGATCACGGCGTCTGAACAGGCCAACGAGGGTGCTGCCGTTTGAAAATCGATCCAGAGGATTTTGAGTCGTGGTCGGCCAACCCGATCACACAAGCGCTGATGACGTGCTGTTGCGTCTGGGCTGAGGAAGCGAAACAGCTCTGGGTGAGTGCGTCGTGGGACGGTGGAGTCAACAAGGACACCGACCTCTGGCGACTGAAGGGACAGGCCGAAGTGCTGCGAGACATTCAGCAGCTGACGGCAGAACGCATCGAGGAAACCTTGAAATGAAAGCAGCCAAACAAGACGTGCTGATTGTGCCACCGGACAAGTTCACGATCATCGATCAGTCGGAGGTGAACGCCCGGCTTAATCGCGAGATGCAGGAGGAGGTCGCAGGGGTGCCTGGTCACGGCATCGACCCGATTGAATACAAGGTGGTGGTGCGGCCGGTCAAAGCCGCTGAGAAGACCAAGGGCGGCATCGTGCTGCCCGAGCAGGTAATCGAGAAGGACCAGCACGCGGCAATGGAGGGCGAGCTTGTCGCCGTTTCCCCGTTTGCGTTCACCTATGAAGAGTGGCCGGCCGGCGCACGCAAGCCGAAGCCGGGCGACCGCGTGCTGTTCGCGCGCTACTCCGGCATCACTCAGCGCGGCGCTGATGGTTCCGATTATCGCATCATGAATGACAAGGACGTCGTTGCGGTCCTCAGGGGGCGCGCATGAGCGAGGTCGTTGAGCAGCCGGCAGAAGCCGGCACAATCATTCCTGGCGAAGCCGTTGCCCCGGCGCCCGACGTCTCCGATGTCGAGACGCGCGCCAAGGCGATGGGCTGGGTGGACAAGGACCAGTATCGCGGCGATCCCGACAAGTGGCGCAGCGCCGACGAGTTCGTGAAGCGCGGCGAGGAAGAATTGCCGATCCTGCGCGAGCGCAGCCGCGACCTCGCCCGCAAGACGGCCGACCTCGAGACAAAGCTGCAGCAGCAGCAGCGCGAGTTCGCAGACCGAGCCGCACGCCACGAAAAGCTGGCGGTCATTGCTCTGCAGCAGCAGCGCGCGACGCTTGAACAGCAGTACGCTGTGGCCAAACGGGACGCGGTGTCTCTTGGCGATGTGCAGCGGTTCGACCAGCTCGAGCGTGACCAGCAACAGGCGCTGCGTCAGTTCGACGACGGCGTTTATCGAGCCACCGAGCAGCAGCCGAGGCCGCAGAACCAAGGACCGTCGCCCGAAGAGACCGCGAAGCTGCTGGCGTGGCAGACGGCAAACCCCTGGTTCTTCGCTGATGCGGCCATGAACCAGTACGCCCAGGCTGTCCACATGCAGCTTAACGTCACCAAGCCGGGGCTTTCCATCGAGGAGAACCTTGCTGAGGTCGCAAAGACGGTTCGGCAGAATTTTCCTGACAAGTTCGGGCCGACTGGTGGCCGGGCTCCGGCCGTCGAGGGCGGCAACGGGCTTAGCACGGGCAGCAAGCGCAGCAAGGGCTTTGCCGATCTTCCGGCCGAAGCTCGCAGCGCAGCCGAGCAATTCGTTCGTGCCGGCGCTTTCAAAACAACTGCCGACTACGCCAAAGCCTATTGGGCGTCGGAAGGCTGAAAGGACCACAGATCATGAGCAATCCGCAGATCGCAGTCGCCAAGCCGTCGCCGCGCATCGAGGAAGAGCGCGCGCGTCGGCGGCGGCGCGAGGACGTCACCGAGGGCCGCTTGAGGAACCTGGCGATCGATGGTGATCTCGACCCGCGTTACGAGTACCGCTGGATCAACGACGATCCCGGCCGCGTGCACAATCTCACCGTGCGCGACGACTGGGATCTGGTGACGGCGGAGCAGATCGGGGCACGCCACGAGAAAGACAAAGGCGTGGGAACCTCGGTAGAGCGCATCGTAGGCAAGACAGACGGAAAGCGCGGACTGCTCATCAGGAAGCCGAAAGACTTTTACGTCTCGGACAAGGGCAAGGAACAAGGCCAGATCGACGAGATGGAATCCGCGATGAAGCGCGGAGAAACCAAGAGCCCGCAGGGATTGAGAGAGATGGAGGCTGGAAAAGCCTACGTCCCGAGCGGGGGAATTTCCATTCAGGACGGCCGGCGCGGCTGATCCATAGGAGACTCAACCCATGACTAACGTCGATACGCCGCGCGGTCTAAAGCCCGTGCGGTACGTTTCCGGCAAGCCCTACACCGGGGCCTGCAACAAGTATTACGTCCCGTCTTCGGACGGTACGGCTATCTACCTCGGCGGCCTTGTCAAGCCGGCGGGCTCTGCCGATGCATCGGGCATCATGTCGGTGACTGGCAACGTGTCCACCGGCAATCAGGTGCTCGGCGTCGTAGTCGGCGTCGATCCTGTCGAAGGTGCGGGTGCTGACGGCCGAGACAGCCTGACGTATCGCGCGGCCTCGACCGAGCGGTATGTGTACGTCGCGGACGAGCCGGATCTTCTGTACGAGATTCAGGAGGACGGCGAGGGCGGCACGCTGGCGGTCACAGCCGTTGGCAACACGGCCGATTTGACCGGCTTCACCGCCGGCAGCACGACAACGGGTCTGTCCTCAATTGAGGTGGACAGCTCGACGGCGACGGCCAGCGGCGACGGCACTGAGGACGTGCTGATCGTCGGATTCTCGCGCTCAGTGGACAACGTTGTCGGCTCGCAGTGGGCCAAGATGCTCGTCCGCCTGAACAATCACTTCTTCATCGACGGCGTGGCCGGCGCGTGATCTGAGGAGCACTGACACATGACCGGAGTCATCACGACCAGCACGATCCCAAAGGCCCTATGGCCGGGGATGCATGCATTTTGGGGCCGGAACTATTCCGAGCACCCGATGGAGTGGAAGCAGGTGTTCGACGAGGAATCGTCGTCGAAGGCCTACGAGGAGGATCAGGAGCTGACCGGCTTCGGGTTTGCCGCAGTGAAGGACCAAGGTTCGGCGATCGCCTATGACAGCGAAACCGGCGGCCCGACTAAGCGCTATGTGCACGTAGTCTATGGCCTCGGCTTCGTCGTCACCAAGGAGGAGATGGAGGACAATCAGTACGTCCAAAACTCCAAGCGGCGCACGCAGGCTCTTGCCTTCAGCATGCGGCAGACCGAGGAAGTGGTAGCGGCCAACATCCTCAACCGGGCCTTCAACAATAGCTATACCGGCGGCGACGGCAAAGAGTTTTTGGCGACGGATCATCCGACCGTCAACGGCACTCAGAGCAACGAGCTTCCCACGGCTGCTGATCTGTCTGAAGCCTCGATCGAGGATCTCGGCATTCAGATCATGCAGGCTCGGAACTCGCGTGGCCATCGCATCGCGGTGATGCCGCGGCGGCTGATCATCCCGACCAACCTCGCGTTCGACGCGGAGCGTATCGTCAAGTCGTCGCGGCAGTCCGGCACCGCGAACAACGACCTAAACGCGATCAAGTCGATGGGGATGTTCCCGGACGGCATCACGATCAACCACTACCTGACCGACGTCGATGCCTGGTTCGTCCAGACGAACGTGCCCAACGGGCTCATTCGCTTCACGCGCCGCGCCACTGAGTTCGGCAAGGACAACGACTTCGACACGGAGAACGTCAAGGCCAAGGCGACCGTGCGCTTCTCGGTGGGCTGGTCGGACTGGCGCTGCCTCTACGGCTCGCCCGGCGCGTAACCGTCGCATCCATGAGGGCGGCCGGCTCTCTGCCGGCCGTTCGCCCCCGAACGCTCTCAGGAGATTTCAATGCCCGCATCTGTCCGCTTTCCCAACGGTGTGACCAACGTCGGCGCGCGCAACCCGCTTGCCAATTACCCGCATCCTGATCCGTCGCGGTTCATCGAGTTCTTCGACGATTTCCACACGTTCACCGCCGCCAACTGGACCGTCACCGAGACGCAGGCCGGCGCGACGCAGGCGGTGAGCACGGGCGCCAGTGGCGGCGTGCTTCTGCTGACCAACACGACCGGCAACACCGACGTGAATCAGGTCCAGCTCATCAACGAGACGTTCCGCCTCTCCACGAACCGCGAGTTCTGGCTGAAGGCGCGGTTTTCGTTGACGGCTAGCACGATGGCCAACTTCGGCGCAGTGGTTGGTCTCGCCATCACCGACACCACGGCAACGGCAGAGGCACGGTTGATGCCTGGCTCGACGGCGCGAAGGTGGGCAGCACGACGACGCTGACCAACCTGTGCAACGACGAGGATCTTGCTGTCACGCTGGCGACCGTGAATGCGACGGCCGGAGCCGCCAACGTGCTCAGCGTTGATTACTTCCTCGCCGGTCTTGCCCGGTGAGTGACGACTATCGCTCTGGCGACCATTGGGTGATTTGCGACTCGTGCGGGTTCAAAGTCCGCGCGAGTGACACCCGCAAGCGGTGGGATGGCATGCGCGTCTGCACGAAAGATTGGGAGACGCGCCATCCCCAAGACTACGTGCGCGGCAAGCGCGACCGGCAGGCGGTGCCAGACCCGAGACCGGAGCCGCCAGACACGTTTCTTGCGCCAAATGACGTGACGGAGGCCGATCTTTGAGCACGTCCGGCAGCATTGACTACTCCATGACGGCCCAAGCGCTCGCCACGTGGGCATTGCGCAAGGTTGGCGCGGTCGCAGCCGTTGACACGCCTTCAGCCGAGGACATGCGGGACGCGCTCGCGGACCTCAATTTGATGCTGAAATCGTGGCAGGTGGCAGGTCCAAATCTTTTTCGGCAGACGTTCCGCTCGGTAACGTTGATTGCCGCGACCGGCAGTTATGTGCTCAGCCCTCGGCCCATGAAGGTGATTGAGGCTCGGTATCGTGACAGTGGCGGGCGCGATCTGCCGATGAAGTTGCTGACGCGGCAGGAGTACGTCGATCTCCCGCAGAAGTCGGCATCCGGCACACCGACGCAATACTACGTCGATCATCAGCGGGATTCGGTCACGCTCTACGTCTGGCCGGTCAGGGCGTCGGTTACGACCGAAACAATTGAGATGACCGTTCAGCGCGTGGTTGAGGACATCGACAGCCAGGACAACGACATCGACATTCCGCAAGAGTGGTTCGAGTGCGTCGGCTACAATTTATCGTTCCGGCTTCTCGAGCGGTTCCCGAACAACGAGGCGGCGCCCCTCATCCGCGCGCAAGCGCTGTCGCTGCTCGCCCAAGCGCGCGACCACGACCGTGAGGACGTGGTGAGGTTCGAGCCTGAGTGGCACTAGGAGACATCAATGCCGGATACCGTCACAACAGAGACGATCTTTAACGGTCGCCGCATGAAGGTGCTGCACCTGACGAATATCAGCGACGGCACCGGCGAAGCTGGCGTGACCAAGTTGGACATTTCAACTCTCACGTTCGACGAAGGCCGCGTCCCAACCTACTCGACGGTTGAAAAAATTGAATATAACATTCAGGGCTTTACGTCAGTTCGATTGTTTTGGGATCATACGACTGACGATGAGATCGCGCTTCTTTCGAATGGGACGGACTCGATCGACTTTTGCAAGGTCGGCGGCAAAACAGATCCGCGCTCGGCTGGGGGGACTGGCGATATCCTTTTAACGACGGCCGGCAACACCAGCGGCGCGACGTATGATATCAGGCTATATGTCAGGCCGCGCGCGTAACCATGCCGCTCGTTGACCTGACCCTGCCCCTGCAATCGTCGCCGGCCGAAGACGCGTGGGGCGGCCAAGCGCGGTTGGTCAACTGCTACGCGGTGCCGCTCGAGCGTGGCAAGTCGGAGGTGGTGATTCACGCGACAGACGGGCTTGCTCCGCTGGCAACGATCACAGGGGCGGGCGGCATTCGCGCGATGGCTGCTGTGACTGAGGCCGAGGGCTTGGTCGTTGCGGGCAGGGTAGTGGAGCGGATCGACACGAGCGGCACGGCAACGCTGGTGGGAGCACTGCCATCAGACGGACACGTGGGCATCGCGCAAAATGCAGACGGCGAGGTCGCGCTAGTCTGCGACGGGCTGTATTATTCCTACGTCGGCGGCGTGCTGACGCAGCTTTCAGACCCTGACCTTCCGCCCCCGCTGTCAGTGTGCAGCCTCAAAGGGTATTTTATCTACATGCTGGCCGATGGCCGCATGTTTGCGAGCGACCTCAACGATTTTGAGGTTGAGGGCCTGTCCTACGCCCAAAACGAGCAAGCGCCTGATGGCGGCGTGGTGGCGTGGGTGCGCGGCAACGACCTGCTCGGTGGCGGCAAGCGGTCAATCGAGGTCTGGCAGATCAACCCTTCGGCCGAGGCTGGGACGTTCCCGTTCGCGCCCGTGACCACGATTATCGAGCCAGCGACGCAGCAGACGATTGGCGTGCTTTCAGCGGACAGTGCAATCGATGGCGTGTTCGTCGCCAGCGACAAGACGGTCAAGCTGCTCGACGGCTATTCGGCTGTGACCATCAGCCCCCCCGCACTCAACCGGGCGATTGCCGACGATCCGTCTCCGAGCGCGATCAGCGCGACGCGGTGGAGCTCGAGAGGCTACACGTTCTATGCGTTCAGCGGGACCGCGTGGACATGGGTGTTTAACGCCACCACGAAAGCGTGGCACGAGCAAAAGAGCTACAGCCTCGACCGCTGGCGCGTCTCCAAAGTCATGGACCTCGGCGGCACGCTGATTGCGGGGCACTACAATGCCGGCACGCTCTACACGCTTGACCACGACACGCACACTGAAGCGCGATGGGATGCCGTCGCTGCAGCATGGGCTTACGATTCGCACGTGATGGACGTGTACTCGATCCCGATAGCCGACGTTGCCCGGCGCATGCGGCACGGCGAAGTGGTGCTCGACGTGGTGCCCGGCACTATTTCCGGGACCGATCGGCACGTCGAGCTGGCATGGTCGGACATGGGCGAGCCGTTCGGTCATGAAATGTTGCGCTCGCTCGGGGCGCTGGCACAGACCCGCCATCAGATCCGCTTTCAGCGGCTTGGGTCGTCGCACAACCGAACCTATCGCATTCGCATGAGCGCTGGCGGGCGCAGGGCGCTGTACGGGGCCAAGCTCGACCTGTCGCAGATGGGGCGCACCTGATGGCCGACATCCCGCCCCCGCCCATCAATCACCCGGCAGTCGGCTCAGACGGCAAGCTGACGCCTGAGTGGGTGCGGTGGATTGCTGAACTCGTGCGCGTTATCCGGAGCATGACATGAGCTTTTTCTCCGACCTGCTGGGCAGATCGAGCGCGCGCGCGGCGACGCAGGCCGGCGAGCGCGCCATGGGCCGCACGCGTGAGGGCTTTGACACGGCCGACACTGCGGCGCGCACGGGCTACGACACCGCCACCGGACGGCTCCAGCCGTTCGCACAGACGGCGGGCCGTGGGTACAACCTCCTGGCGGACAGCTACGGGGTCAACGGCGCCGACGCGCGAAATCAGGCGTTCCAGACTTACGCCTCCGACCCGTTCAACCAGCATTCCGGCCAAGTCACGCAGAACCAGTTGATGGGCATCATGCGCACGGCGGCGAGCCGAGGCATGGGCAACAGCGGCGCCACGCAACTCGCGATGAGCCGGGCAGGCCTCGAAGCGCAGGACCGGCGCGTCGGTGACTGGCGGCAAGGTCTTGGCCAGTTTGGGAACCAAGCCATTCCGCTCGCCGGCACGATGGCGGGCATGGATCAATCCTACTACGGCGGCGTCGGGGATCGGGCCATGGGCCGGGCCAACGCGCTCAACCAGACCGACATTAACGCGACGATGGCGGCCAATAACGCGAGGATGGCCGGGGTCAACAACCTGTTCAAGGCGGTGGGTGGCGTCGCACAAATGGCGTTCGGCATGCCGCCGACAGCGTTCGGTGGTGGCGGTGGGCAATCCGGTGGCACGTCGCCGGGCGGCGTGCCGGTGGGCGGTCAGTGGGGCGAGCCGGCCGGCGGGTATGCTCCCGACCCCCGCCGGCCTTGGGCGTGAGGTGAACCGATGCCGCAAAACGCACTCGCCGGGTTGATGCGTCAGCCCGCTTGGAATTTCGAGGTTCCCGATGTCAACAACCTTCTCCAGCCCATCCAGGGCGGGATCGACCGGTACAACAAGCAGGCGCAGCAGGCCGTCGAGAACGAGCGGGCAGACCAGAGGCTCGGCATGGACCGCGAGCGGCTTGGCATGGAAAAAACGCGGTTCCAAGACGATCGCGTCAAGTCTGTCGTTGAGCAAGCGGGCAATCTTGCGATGCTATACGACCCCAAGGCAGATCCAGACGGGTCGCGGTGGGGAAGCTTCATTGCGGCCCACGAAGCAAAAATGCGCCAAATGAACCCAAACGCTGCGCCGCTCGGTGCCGAGTATCGCAACCCCGCGACGGGGCGGGCGCTTGTTCTTGGCGACTCGCGCATGGCGCTGCAAATGCTGCAGGAGCAGCGGGCAAGAGCAGCCGACCAACGGGCCGGTGAAGCTCTGGCAATCCAGCGGAACGAGTCAAAGGCGCGGCTGTCGCAGGACCAGAACCTACCGTACGATGCGCGGGTCAAGCGCGCCGAGACATATTTCCCCAACCCGGCAGACAGGGTGCCGACCAACTCGCGCTATGCTCAGTTTCTCAGTACGGGTCAACTTGCTCCGCCGGCTGATCCATATCGGTTTGTTCCGAAAGATTCGATCCCGATCGCGATGCCTACCCAACCGGGGCAGCAACCGACGCGAGTTCCTGGCTTCGAGCAGCCGAACAAGGCAGACGAAAAATTCAGCGAGGAAACCGCGAAGCTTCAGACTCAGCAGTATGCCGAGATGGTCGGCGGCTATGCCGCGACGGAAGCCAATCTCGGCAAGATCGGCATCATGAAACAACTGTCCGGGGCCATCGGAGATCCTGGCATTGCCAACACGATCGCCAACAGCCCGGTGGGTCGTGCTGCGCGCGCGGTAGGCTTGGCGCCGGAGCAGATGGCCAGCATTGAAAGTTGGACGGCCATGGTCAACCAGATGGTGCCAGCGCAGCGTCCGCCGGGTTCCGGCACAATGTCGGATCGAGACGTGCAGTTGTTCAAAGAGTCGCTGCCGATGCTTGCAGCGACGAAGGAAGGGCGTGATTTCATTTTGGCTCAAATGGAAGGAATCGCACGGTACGATCAACAGCGGGCGCAGATTGCTAACGAGGTCGTGAACGGCCGCATGACTCGGCAGCAGGCCAACGACAGAATGATGCGGCTGGCCAATCCTCTTGCAGACGTGCAGCAGAACATGCAGCGGTTCGGCATTCGCGCGCCGGGCGCCGCGCCGCAACAAAGAGCGCCCGCCGGTCAGCCCCAGGGCGGCGGCCTCGCACCGGGCGCTTACGTATATGACCCTGCGACGGGCCAGCTCGTGCCGGCCGGTGGCGGCGGGGCGCCGCAACAGTCATTCAACGCTGAGGCGGCCACACGGTCGTGGGCGGCCAATCGATGACCATCACCGTCAACGGCCCGAACGGGGTCACGGTATCGTTTCCGGACGGGACCGATGCCGAGACCATCCGGGGGGTAATGTCTCAGGCGACCGGCAGCGGCGCTTCTCAGCAACCGGCAAAGCCATGGGTCGGCAACCCTATGGATGCCGTCAAAGCCGTTGCGACTGGCGTGCCGAGCGGTCTGGCGCAGATGGTGGCGCTGCCATACCGCGCGCTTGACTACGCAGCGGAGAAAATTACCGGCACCGGAGGGTTGCCTGATATCGATCAGATGTCGGCGTGGCAGCCGTACCTCAATCCGCCCAAGCCCGAAACGCGGCTTGGCGACTTTGCGCAGGCGGCGGGCCAGGCTGTCGGCGGGTCGGTCTTGCCAATGGGTGTGACTATGGCGCTGGCTGCACGTCCCGCAGCAGCGCCAGCAGCGACGACGCTAGGGCAGATAGGCCAGAACATCGTCCAATCGGCCCGGTCCAACCCGGCCGGCTTCGTCGGCATGGACGTGGCCAGCGCTGCGTCGGGTGGCATCGCCCAGCAAGCCGCTGCCGATGCAGGGTATGGTGCAGGCGTGCAAACGCTTGCCGGCATGGTTGGTGGCATGGCGCCGGGCATTGGTGCTGCCTATCGGGCGCCATCCGGTGCCCCTGTCGGGTCGCCCACGGCGCAAGGCATCGCCCGGCAGCGCTACAATGAAGCGGTGACGGACGCGCAGGCTTTTGACGCGCAAGGCGTACGGCCATTCGGCCCGGCGTTCAATCAGGGGCCGGTGGCCAGCATCGGGAAGCAGCTTACGGAGACTGCGTATATCGGTGCGCCGCTGCGCAACAACCTCGACGAGACCATGACGGATGTCGGCGGGGCCGTGCGCCGACTGGCCGACAATATCGCACCGAACGCCACGCCTGAGCAGGCCGGCACGATGCTACAGCGCGGGCTTGACCGCTACCGGGTCACCGGGTTGAACGATCTTGAACCCGGCGTAGTGCAGGGAATGGGGATTGCCCCATACACGCAGAACACGCCACGTGCGCCGACTGGCGGCCAAAACCAGACACAGCGCATTCAAACCGCTCAACCGGCAATTCAGCAGATTACGGGCGGCACGGTCAACAACAGCCGGGGGCAGCCGGTTCCGCTGCCGACGACGCGGGCGCAGCGTCCTACTATGCGGACGACGGTTGATGATCTGACCGAAGCGGAACTAACCACAGTTATTCGCGCGCCGTCCGATTCCACATCCTTCGGCACGCGATCGGAAGCGCTTTATGAGCGCGCCTTCCGCAACATCCCCGATCTGCGCCGAACGGACGGGCGGCGCAATGCCAATCTTCTTCCGACAGCTAACGCGGGTAACGTAGTTCGCGGGATCATTCAAAACGAGGCGCGGACAGGCGTTCGGGCTGGGTTGCAGGGCCGTTACGGTGACATGTTCCAAACGCTGTCCGACCCGAGCGCTAATGTGACGCTCGACACGCTGCGCCAAATGCGCACGCAGATCGGTCGCGACCTTTCTAACTTTGGCCAGTATGACGCAACGCTTGATAGAACACAGCTGCGGCAGCTCTACGGGGGTCTGTCGTCGGATATTGAAATCGGCTTGCAAGATCTCGCCGCGCGAGCGGCTCAGTCGGCACGGTCTGGGGGTAACAACGGCGTGACGCAGGCCGACGCACGGCGCGCGGTGCAGGCGTTGCGTGATTTCCAGGTTGCTGACCGTTACTTCCGGCAGGGTATCGACCGGATGGACCGCTTTGCACAGATTGTTCGGGCAGAGAACCCGCAGCAAGCGGCGGCCAGCATGATTCGCGCGGCGACGGACGGGACGCGCGGCAATC